AGCGGAATCACCATAATAAATGATGGGCCGGGAAACGCCTCCGGTCGTTTTTATTTTTCCACGGTGGATGTTTGCTTGATACAATAAATTTTATTCAACAACTCAATGCTTTATTAAAATAATTGCTGAAGGTTATAAATGAAATCCTTTTCCTTTGATGATGTTGTTGCAGAAGAATTTGGAGTTGAAGAAGCTGTTGTAATACGCTCATTTCAATTCTGGATTGAACTTAATAGAGCAAACGGACGCAATCTAAAGGAAGGACGCACTTGGACTTATAACACTTATGAATCTTTAGCAGAGCAATTTCCATTTTGGGTTAAAATAAATAATAAAACTGGATTGAAAGAACCGGATACTGGAAAGGTTAGAAGAATAATAGATTCACTCATTAATCAAAGTGTACTTATTAAAACATCTAAATTCAATAAGTGGAAAATAGACAAAACAAATTGGTATGCTTTTGAAGATGAAGAACGCTGGCTAAAAGCTAAATCTGTTGAAATTTGCCCACTGCCTAAAAACGCAGACACAGAAAATTTATTTGAAAATGAAGAGAATTCACCACTGCTTATTTCAGCAGACGGCAAGGTTAGCAGTTCAATTTTAGATGAAAATGCGACTGTGGAAAAAAGCAGTCAGCCAATCACGACTGCGGAAAAAGACAGTCCAGAGCTGTGTAATAACGCAAATGTTAGTCTGCTTAATTCCGCAGACCAATACCAGTTATTAAACAATTCCAAAACAGATGAAGAGAAGAATGAATTCGCCTCGCCTCATGAACTTCTCCTCGATAAAAAACCTCTTGAAGCATTTCTAAACGGTGCAGCAGATAAACTCGCTTTTGATTTCAACGATCTGGATTTATTAAACTCCAAAATAGAACAGCTATTCCGGTTGTTTGTTAAAGATCAACCGCCAAACCAAATATTTGTAGATCGGATTAGAAACCAAATCCTAAACGATACGCGAATAGAACTATCAAGAAAAGTTTGCTGGATGATCATCCAAATTGCATTTATGGAATATCCGGGAGTTGAAAAGAAATACCAAAACTTTGAAAGTTTAATGAAGCGGATCGGCTGGAAGAAAGATGATTTTATTCAAGATCTGCATACATACAATCAGAAAAAAGATATTGCAATTGCACGCTCAAAAGAACGCGAGCAAGAGAAGATTGATAACCAAGAAGCGATTGATAGGGTGTTGAAAGAAGCGCAAGAAAGACTTGAGAAATATCGCTATAAAATAAAACCTCGCCAAATATTAGAAATCGAAGAATTAATAAAAAATAAAAAATTTATACAAGCTGGTAGTAAACTCATTGAATACATCGAAGGTAATGAAGCTGCATAAACGTAAATGTGCAAGATGGAATTGTATGAAAGAATTTGTGCCTAAAAATAATAAGCAGAAATATTGTTCTTCTAAATGTAATGGAGATGCAAATAGAGAACGCGCAACAAAAAGAAACGAGAGAATAAAAAATCACCACACAAAACTGGAAAGATTTTATAAGAGGACTACTTGATCAGCATCAAAACAAATATTGAAAAATTTATCAATACAGAAATACGTGATATTAAGAATGCTGTTAATAAAGCAACATTATCTGCAACAACAAAAGCAGCACAGCAAGGCGCAACCGCCGGCAAGAATGAAGTAAAAGAAATATATAACATTCCCGCTGCCGAACTCAATAAAGCAACAAAGATTGTAAGCGCAAAGAAGGATGATCCAACTGCAAAGATCAGAGTTACAGGCAAACCTATTTCATTGGATAAATTCAAAGCGCGTTGGAAACAAAAGAATCCTGAAGGTGCAACTGCAGAAATAATAAAAGGTAAACGTGTTGTTATTCCCGGATCTAAAGGTGAGGGCGGTAAAACATTTATTGCAACTATGAAGAGCGGACATAAAGGAATCTTCTATCGAATCTCTAAAAAAAGATTAAAGATATGGGAACGTAAAGGACCAAGCGCGCCAGACCTAATGAGAAGCCGCCGCTCTATTGCAGCTATAAGCAACTACATAAAAATTAATTATGATCGGTTATATAATGCCGCTTACAAATATTTTAAAAGCAAATAATCATTTTAGTTTTTGGGTCCTTTCTGGAGCTTTTCAGTGCGGATACGGAACGAGCTCAGGATTTGAGAATTTTTTGAGTTTTGAAAAATTAGGTTCTGTTCTATTTAAGGGGTTTAAATGCTAATGTTAAATAAGATATATAATGGTGATTGTTTCGAACTAATAAAACAAATACCAGATGAATTTATTGATTGTATTGTTACAAGTCCGCCATATTGGAACTTAAGAGATTATGGAGTTGAAGGACAGTTCGGATTGGAGAAAAATTTTAGCGATTATATAAACAAATTATTATTTCTCTTCGATGAAGTTAAGAGAATATTAAAACCAACCGGAACTTGTTGGGTAAATCTTGGTGATACTTATGGTGGTAGCGGGAATAGTAGTGGACACACCCCCGAAACCGATAATCTAAAACGATCAACATTTAATTATGGTGCTACAAAAGGCAATATGGCTTTAACAAAAGATTATGTGAAATCGTTAATTGGAATACCGGACAGATTTAAGATTGGAATGATTGATAGAGGGTGGAAATGTTCTGTAATAGGTGTTTGACTTGCGTAAAAAGAAGAAGAGAAGTCCAGATACTATGGGAAAATATGCCTCGCTTTCTCAAATCGCAAGTCTCTTTGAAGTGGATCCTCGGACTGTTAACCGGTGGAGCGATCCGAAAGATAAAATTCATATAGAAGGATTTGAAAAAGTTGGTCACGGACAATATGATTTGCGAAAATGCGTTCATGCATGGAAACATGATATGGAACGAAGAATCTCTGAAGCACAATCCGGATTTAAAAGTGCTAAGGAATTTAATCTTAAGCTGGATGCACAAAAAAAAGAATTGGAGCTTGCTGAACTGAATAAAGACCTTATACGTGTTGATGAAGCAGTAACATTTTTAGATAAAATAATTAATCTTTTGAAAAACTCGCTGCCGAGTAAACGCAAAACAATAATGCCGAAACTACTGATTGCAAAAGATGACAAAGCAGCATTAAAAATTTTAGAAGCAAGGGATACAGATTTATTAAATGAAATCTCGATTTCAATTGAGGACATCATCCGCGGCTTGGCTGAATCTACTAATAAAAATTACTCCGCTGCTCGAACAGATAAAGCCAAGAGAAGAAGAACTTCTTAGTGATTGGGCTTGCCGCAATTTTTATTTAAGTCCGGAATATTCATCCGAACCCGGGTTATATTCCTATGCGCGCCGTCCTTATCAAAAAGAAGTGCTCGATGAAATCGGAAATCCATTAAATGAAAAAGTAATAATTGTTTCTGCAACTCAAATGATGAAAACAATTATTATGATGATTGCAGAAGCATGGAAGATTGATCAGCATCCCGGACCGATACTTCACGTTATGGATACAATTCTTAATGCAACACGTTACAGCCGGGAACGTTTAGATCCGATGCTGAGAGATAATAGATTTCTTTCAATCAAAGTTCAAGACGTTAAACCGAAAAAAGCAGATACGGTTTTGATGAAAAAATTTGTAGGCGGTATATTAAAACTTGTCGGCGCCAACTCTCCGAGCGGATTAATTTTTACAACAATCAAAGATTTACTTTTAGATGAAGTTGACAGCTATCCAATTTCTGCATTTGATTTTGGAGATCCGGTTGAACTTGCAATCAAACGTACAACAGAATTTGAAGATAGGCAGATTATTTTAGCAAGCTCACCCGGTGATGAAGTTACAAGCAGAATTATGCCGGAATGGGATCTAACAGATCAAAGATATTACAACGTTCCATGCCCGCATTGCGATGAAGGACAAAAATTGGAATGGGGAAGAGTTGATGATGATTTTGGGATGAAATGGAAAAACGAGGATCCTAAAACTGCTTTTTATCTTTGTATACAATGCCATAAAGAAATTTACAACCGGGAAAAATATTGGATGCTTGCAAACGGTTTATGGAAGAAAACTTTTCCGGAAAGATTATATAAACCGGGTTTCCATATCAACCGGCTATATTCTCCAAGTGCAACAACAAGCTGGGATAAGCTTGTAGAAGATTTTCTTATTGCACGCAAATATTCAAAGCAAGGAGATCATGAAAGACTGAAAGTTTTTATTAATACAACTCTTGCTGGAGTATGGTCACCTAAATTCAATATACCAAAAGAAGAAAAACTTATTCAGCGTGTTGAACAATATTACACGCCGGAAAAGAAGATCCTTCCGGAGAAAATTTGTTATCTAACTGCATTTATAGATGTTCAGGATACATGGCTGCATTGCATTATTCTCGGCTGGTGCATTGGAGAGGAAAGTTTTTTGATAGAAAGAAAATTAATCTTTGGCAATCCCGCTCAAAAAATGATTTGGAATGAACTCGATATTTATTTAATGACAGCTTTTGAACATGCACTGAAATTAAATTTATACATCTCCGCAATTGGTATTGACACCGGCGGGCATCATGCAGATGAAGTTTATGCTTTTGTAAAAGAGCGGCAAGTTAGGCAGTTAAGAAATGGAGTTGTTCAGCGTTTCTATGCAACCAAAGGTTGGAACACTCCATGGAAACCGATTACCGATCTAAAGGGAAGATTGAACAACAAAGGCGGTATTCCGCTTTACATGGTTGGAACAGACACTGCAAAAGAAGTTATCTTCAACCGGCTAGCGATTGAGAACGAAGAAAAGGAAGGTTACGGCTATTTGCATTTCAATCATTTTGCAGATGCAGAATTTTTTGAAGGATTGATTTCGGAAACATTAATACGCGATAAGATCACAAAAATTTCTAAATGGGTTCCAATTCCTAACCGCCGTAACGAGGATCTTGATTGTTACGTCGGCAATTTATTTTTAGTGCGTGTTACAAAACCAAACTTAGTTAAGATTACAGAAGATCTAAAACAGAAATCAGAAAAAATGAAAGAAGGAACATTGTTTGATCAACCTAAAGAACCATCTGCAAAACAACCGGGTTCTAATTGGGTTAATAAGTGGAGAGAATAACGGAATAGAAACTAAAGCGTGAGCGACATTATGAAAACTAAAAAGAAAAAAATAATAATATGTTGGACTTGTTGTGATTATTGTCATAAAGAACATAGAACAGAGTTTACAGCTTGGTTACATGTTAGAGTCAAAATTTTATGACCCCTCTGCCAATTAATCAGATAATATGCGGAGATAGTTTGGAAAAACTAAAAGAGTTGCCAGACAATTTTGTTCAGACTTGTATAACTTCACCGCCATACTACGGATTGAGGGATTATGGAGTAGAAGGACAAATTGGTCTTGAAGAAACGCCAGAGGTATTTGTGCAAAAACTTGTAGAAGTATTTAGAGAGGTTAAGAGGGTGCTAAAAGACGATGGAACTCTATGGCTTAATTTAGGGGATAGTTACAATGGTAGTGGCGGTGAACATAAACCCGAGCATAAAAACGATAGTGGATTTCAAGGCAACTTAATGAGGGGGGTTCAACCAAAAAATATCCCTAATCTTAAACCCAAAGACCTCATCGGTATCCCCTGGCGTATAGCCTTCGCACTTCAGGCAGATGGGTGGTATTTAAGACAAGACATAATCTGGCACAAA